ATTCAGGCAACTCATGCGATGCTTGTCCCACTTCGTATTTTGCGGCTTGTAAACCGCCCTGACAACGAAATTGGCACGTATGCCCACTGGGAAGTTATGCTCAACACCCATGTCGATAAAGTTCATTCTTCACTGAACTCTTATCGCGCAACTTAACACTCGGATTAGGAGGATTAAACTATGCCTATTACTACTGGATCATTTTCAAAAGACCTGTGGCCGGGTGTCAATAGTTGGTACGGAATTAAATACAACGAATACCCGGTGGAACACCTTGATATTTTCACGAAGTACACGTCAGACAAAGCGTTTGAAGAGGATGTCGGAGCTGCAATGTTCGGGCTTGCCCCTGTCAAGACTGAGGGTGGCAATATCACATACGATACCGCAGAGCAGGCTTTCATCGACCGCTATACTCACGTGACCTACGGGCTTGGATTCATAATCACACGTGAAATGCACGATGACGGCATATCTGCAACTGTAGCACTCCGGCGTGCAGGCGCTCTGGCATTCAGTATTCGCCAGACCGCTGAAACCGTAGCAGCAAATGTTCTCAACCGCGCGTTTAACTCAAGCTATACTTATGGTGACGGCGTAGAACTGTGCTCAACCGCGCACGTAAATCAAAGCGGTGGCACATGGCGAAACGAGCTTGCAACGGCTGCTGATCTTAGCGAAGCAAGCCTTGAGCAGGCTTGTATCGACATTGCCGGACTCACAAACGACCGTGGCTTGAAAATTGCGGTTCGCCCGACAAAACTTGTCATACCCAAAGAACTGATGTTTGAGGCGCAGCGAATCCTAGAGTCTGATCTTAGGCCGGGAACCGCTGATAACGACTTAAACGCACTGAAGAAAACCGGCATCATCCCGACGGTGGTAGTAAATCATTACTTAACCGATACCGATGCTTTCTTCATCCTCACAGACTGCCCGGACGGTATGAAATATTTTGAACGGCGTCCCCCGGCGTTTGCAACCGAGAACGATTTTGACACCGAAAACGCCCGGTTCAAAGCAACCTTCAGGGCTTCCTGGGGTTGTACGGACAAGCGCTCGATCTTCGCATCACCCGGTGCGTAAACATTAACACATAAGGAGGCCATGGCAATCGGGTTCATGGCTTCCTTATCAATACATTCCCATACCGTATCCGATTTACGGGGATGCGTTTAGCGATGGGACGAGAGGTATAAATATGACTACTTTTGGAGATCAGGTTTATCAATACGGTGGTGCCCCTGTAAACGGCAAAATGACAACCGGAAACGTGTTCTTTGTCAGTTCTGTAACCGGGTCTGACGGCAATACCGGCAAGAAACCCTCACAGGCGTTTGCCACCCTTGATAAGGCCACAAACGCATGCACTGCCAACAAGAACGATATCGTGTACATCATGCCGAATCATGCCGAGACTATATCCGGTGCGACTTCGTGGGTGCCTGACGTGGCGGGTGTGCAATACATCGGAATCGGGCTTGGCGCGGATGCACCTGAACTAACATTCTCTGCAACCGGCAGCACACTCAATATCGCTTTTATTGCCGGGATTTCGGCTATTACAACTGGCATGACCGTAGCAGCACACCATGTCACGTTCGACAACTGTGTGTGGGACTTCAGTACAACTGATTTTGATTTCATAACCATGCTGTACAACGTTGGTTATGACTATATGACAGTGCAAAACTGCAGGTTCATTGCTGAAAACGCAACAGACGGATCTAACGTTGCAATTCAGTTTGAAGAAACAGACCACATGGTTCTCCGCAACAACATCTTCACCGGTGACTATGCTGTTTCTGTTATTAACAGTACAGACTCCGGTGCAAGCAAAAGCATTATGATCCTTGACAACCAGATCTATAACGATGATACCGCAGCAGCGACGAGCGGCGGAATCGACATAGACAATGCCAGTACCGGCATGATTGCAAGAAATATGATCGCATGGCTGTGCAAGGCTGCGAACCGTGACATCACAGTTGATCCCGGATCTTGTTTGATGTACGAGAACTACATGGCGTGTATTATTGATCAGTACGGTATCAGCAGCATGGCCGGAGCTGCTGCATCAACGTAATCGCAACAGAGTATAAACCCAACAGAGGGGAGAGTGATCTCCCCTATAACTTGTTTCAATGCATGTTGATATTAATAGTAGATGGATTGGAATAAGAATACAGGAAAACAGAACAAACTGCTGAAGGAATAATAGGATTAGGAAAAGAAAATAGTTTATACGGATTCTACCGGCACAAGGATTTAAAGGAGAAATAAATGGTTATTACAATGGAGGAAAAGGATAACAAAGAATACGAAAATCACAAGAGAGTAATCGTATACTACACAGACAGTAAACTGGACGAAGACTTGGCGGTTGCAGTCAGACAGCAAATAATAATATCATCGAAGCATTTACCGATTATAAGTGTCAGCAAAAAACCGCTTGACTTCGGCACGAACATTTGTGTTGGTGAAATACCACAAAGTTATCTCAGCATATATCAACAACTCCTGGCAGGGCTTGAAGCAGCAGATGATGATGCAATCATATATACATGCGAACACGACGTTTTCTACCATGCAAGTCATTTTAAGTTTATACCACCTAGACCAGACAGGATTTATTATAACTTAAACCGATACTACTGGACGCGCACTAAGAACTACTTTACGAAGTCAATTGGTAAAAGAGCACTCAGCCAGGGTGTGGCATATAAAAATGTATATTTAAACCATGTAAAAGAACAAGTCAGTTTAAGATCATCTAATGAATCAAGCCCGTGTGTCGGGCCGTTTGAACACTTTGTATCCCGGCAACCGAACATTGATATCCGACATGACAGCAACTTCTCGGATTCTGCCAGATTCAAAGATGACGAACTCAGGTATTACACAATACCATACTGGGGTACTCCACGCTTATTACAGCATGAAATAAACTTTCATGCATATTGTGCAAAGGATTTTAGAATAAGAAAACACTTACACGATATATTCAACCCTGAAGATAAGCCAAACCCGGTTGAAATCCTGGGATTTACACGAAGTCATCTTATTGGGTTGTTCTACTCCCTTGGGTTTAAAAAAGGCGCTGAGATCGGTGTTAGGCTTGGCATGTATTCCAGAGAAATATGTGCTGGAATACCTAATGTTAAGCTTCTTTGTATTGACCCTTATCATCCTGGCCCCGATGTTGGATGGGACGAGCAGGAAGACAGGTATAGAATGGCAAAGGAACTGCTTGCACCTGGCGATGTTACAATGATTAGAAAAACAAGTCTTCAGGCTGCAGAACAGGACGTACCGAAAGGATCGCTTGATTTTGTATACATAGACGCAAGCCATAAGTTCGATGACGTTATGCAGGACATAATTGTATGGGCTGACAGGATAAGACCTGGTGGAATTATCAGTGGGCACGATTATCAGATAGAAGATGTTCGTGTTGCGGTAGATGCTTACGTAAAGATGCACAACTACGAATTATTTATAACAGAAAAGTCCGAACATTATCCGAACAGTGCACCGTCCTGGTTTTTTTCAAAAGGCAAAGATTATAAATGATACAAGGAAAGGATCTATTATGAGAATAAACATTATGGGATCAGCTCCAGGCTGGCAGGATGTGCCCGAAAACAACGGTTTCATATGGGGAGTCAACAACACCCACTTACTGCGCAAGGTTGATAGAATCATAGATGTTCATGTCAGCCGGTTAAACATTAAGGAAACAAAAGACAAGTATCACCTTGAACAACTAAAGGAAAAGGACATTGAAGCGTATCTGCATTCAGAGATATCCGATATGCCCAATGTTAAGCGCTATCCAATCGAAGCCGTTATGGAATACTTCGATACCGATTACTTTGCATGCGGATTGGACTACATGATCGCACTTGCAATCTACGAGGGTGCAACCGAGATCCACATCTACGGCGTGTGGCTTGCAGGCGGCACGGAATACGCACACCAGAAAGCAAGCATGGAATATTGGATTGGCATAGTAAAGGGCATGCAACTTGCCGGCAGGGACATAAAAATCGAGGTGCACGGTGATCGTACTGCGCTTTTAAAAACTCATAATGGCCTAATGTACGGATACCAGACATCTCAAAAATGGGTGAAAGGACAACATCCGAACCATAAGACACTACAGGAATTAATCGAGATGTACGATGATCCAATCAAGGAGGAAGAATCCAAGGATGAAACTGAAACAACTCACGATAATATTTGTAATAAAATCACTAAGTAACTTCTCATATGTATCATCAGCAATACAGGCGCTCGGTGATCAACATAAGATCCATCTGTTCTTTGACAAACACAGAAGCAAGCGCGAATCATCCGAAACAGTGGACACGTTTCTGTCATTAAACCCGCATGTCACAGCTGATTGGATGCAGTGTAGAACCGGGATATCACGAAAGCTCATATTCTTAATACGTGAGATCAGAACCTGTGTAAGCTACCTAAAACGCAAGCACGGATCACGTTATTACAAAACCCGCTGGCTCAGTTATATCCCATCCATACTACGACCATTTACGTATCTATTAAAACCGTTTTATGATATATTTGAAGTACTTGAAGATTGTACCCTATCATCCACGAACATTATGCAGCAACTTCTGGAATTAAAGCCCGATGTTGTTGTTGCCACCCCTGCCAATCATAGATTCTCTGAGGAAATAGAATACGTAAAAACTGCGAAATCCCTTGGCATCCCTACCGTGATTATGAATCACAGCTGGGACAACTTAACCACCAAGGGTATATTTCACATTATTCCAGATAAGTTACTGGTGTGGAATAAATCACAGGCATACTATGCGCGGACAATACACGGCATCCCAGACAAAAACATTGAAGTTGTCGGTGCACCGTTCTTTGACAAATGGTTTGAGCACGATACAACCGAATACATATCAGTCAAAATAGGGCTGGACCCGTCACAACCATATTGCCTATATCTCGGATCGTCTGCCAACATCGCAGAGGACGAAACCTGGCTGATACAAAAAATTGCAAGACATTACCCGCAGGTGCTTGTCCGGCCGCACCCGGCTAACTACAAGAACTACCTGTGGCTTAAAGAAAAAAACGTTGTTGTTTATCCGCGAAACGGCAAACTTCCAGACGATGCACAGTCTCAACACGATCTTCGCATGATGATCGAACAAAGTGCCTTTGTTTTCGGGATAAACACAAGCGCGATGATAGACGCGGTTATACTAAATAAACCGTGCCTGACATTGATAACAAATAAATACAATAATACACAGATTGAAACGTTACACTTCAGAGCTATGTACAGTTCAATGTATGTGTGCCGGAAATTCAAGGATCTGCTAAAGCAAATCAAGGAATTGGAAACAGACGATAAATACAAACCAAGACGAGAACAATTTGTATCAGAGAACATAAGGCCGCTTGGCGGGAATACCCCGGCAGGATGGCATGCGGCAAATGCGATACTAAGACAAGCAGGAGGCAACACGTGAGAATAAATATACTAGGATGTGCACCGGGACTTGAAACAGCCCCCAAACAAGGACAGGGTGAAGGCGAGATATGGGGCTTAAACGACGTTATTCTGACCCGCAAGGTGGATACTGTAATTGACTGTCACAACCTATCCCGGATTATAAAAGGCAAAGAAAAAATACGCAGATCCCCTGAAACCGTAAAGAAATGCTTAAAAGAAATAAAACGAACCAACACGTTATGCTATTCAATCAAGGAGATCAAAAACGCCCCGAGCGTAAAACCGTACCCGCTAAAAGAAATCATAAAAGAGTTCGATTCAGACTATTTCGGCAGCGGCCCTGACTACGCACTTGCGCTTGCAATATATAAAGGTGCAACGGAAATTCATACATACGGCATTCTGATGGTTTGCACTGACGAATATTTTTACCAGAAACCATCATTTGAACACTGGCTTGGAATTGCAAAAGGACGCAGGATAAAAACCGTGATTCACGACTCGAACAATCTATCATCAATACTAAGACTTCAAAACGGCTTGCTGTACGGGTATCACACACCACAACGCTGGAAACAACGAGTATTAGATGATCCTACAAAATTCATTGAAGCTTACACATAACCTGGAGAAGTAGATGCGACCTAAATCAATAACCTATACATTATCGGCACCATCGGCAAACTATTTTGTCACAACGGTTAAGCCGACTGAAGCAGGAGCGTTGACACTGGTATATAATACCATGCCGTCCGGTAACAGTGCCCGGAAAATCTCGGTTACATCAGCTGGCAACGATTCCGGCAGAACGTTTGCGGTTGTCGGCCTTGATCGATACGGCAGGGCTTTAACTGAAAATATTACCGGTCCGAACACGACAACGGTATACAGTACTTACAATTATTCTTACATCACGAGTATAACAGTCGATGCCGGCACAGCGGGTAACATCACAGTCGGTACTGGTAACTGCGCAGAAACCCAATGGATTCCCGTGGAGTTCAACATCGGCGCACCCTACGGCATCGGGATCGACCACAGCTCGGGAGCCGGCCTTGTCGAAGTCGAAGGCACGATGGAAAACCCGATGGCCGATGCGTTCAACGAGCACACATGCGAAATTGTAGACGTTGACGACACTCCGGTCCGGGCCATCCGTGCCAAGATTACGGAGATCGACGGTACAAGCGGCTTAACACTGGTATTCACGGTTATCTGCTCATAACTATGTCCAGAACTCAAGATAACACTGTCGGCGGCACCGGCAATAAATCTGTAATCGCGTCTATCGGTGCGTTCTGGAAATCCCAGCGACGTGAGTATTCAGACGGCAAGCTTATATACCACGGGTGCAACATCTACCCGGACGCCGAAATAACTGCTACTGATTGGGAAATCTGGAAATACACGTACAGCGGTGACAACATTACACTTGAAGAAGGTCCACTTCAGGGTGCATGGGATGACCGCAAAACCCTGGCATGGTCTAAAGAATCAATACCGTACAACAAATCAACCCAATCCGATGATTCCAAAATAATAGAACTTCTGACAGAAATTCTTAAACATATAAAAATCACGAACATACAACTCTCCTTGATTTCAAATGAGGAGATAAAGGAATTTGAATCATGATTATTAATGACCCCAGTGGAATGTTTGCAAAAGTCAACCAAGATAATATGCTGCATGTCTATTCCGTCACCAATCCGCGATTTGCAGACGCAGCGGCTCGGCATTCTCAGGCATATAGTTGGAGCAATGCAACGTATGATTATACGGCTCTGGACACTATTTTGCTCGTAAAAAACGAAGATCCCGATAGATATTTGCGAATCGGTCCTATCTGGATTTCCGGAGACACGGCAACGGAGTTTATCGTGCATTGCCCGACCTGTGCGACCCCGACCGGTACAGCGGTTACCGGCGTGAACCTTGACAGGCGATCTAATAACATTGCAAAAGCCACGGCTATCGGTAATGAAAGCACGAATTCCCAGGCAAATGTGATTCTTCGAGGACGAGGACTTGCGAATTTTTCTTTCGATTTTGATTTTTTCGGCGCGATTGTGTTGGGTGAAGACCAGTGTATAGCCGTGGATTTTACCACGGATGGCGGCGCAGCGAATATTACGATCTTGGGATATTACCAAGACAGAGTGATTGATTACTAAAAAATGCTGACAGTAAAGAAATAGAATAATGTTTAAATCCGGCGACTACTTCGTAATCTGCGACCGGTGCGGCTTCAAGCGCTATCGCAGCCAATGCAAAAAAGAATGGACAGGTCTAATAGTCTGTTCCGACACATGCTTTGAACACAAGCACCCGCAACTTACCATCAAGCCTGTCAAGGATCAGCACGCAGTACCCGATGCAAGACCTGAGGGCACGGACGTGTATGTTTCAACAGCAAACCCTGTAACAGCGGATGACTTATAATGGCGCGATCTGGATCATACGATTTCTCGATAGCCGGCGATGCGATCTTACGCGGGGCAATACGCATTATTAAAGGTATGGGCGGGTCCCCGCCTGCCGGTGCAAAAACAGGACAGGCAGAAATAACCGAAGCCCGTGAAGCCCTGAACATGATGCTCAAGGAATGGACCTCGCGCGGCATCGGGATTTGGTTAAATAAAGAAATCAGTTTATTCCTGGCATACCGTACAGCGGCATACGACATTGGTTCAAGCAGCGACCACGCAAGCCTGTCAGTTATCGAAACCGAGTTATCGTCGTCATCGGCGGCATCGGCTACTACCCTTACCGTTGACAGCATAACCGGGATTTCCAGCGGTGATTATATCGGTATCGAACTAAATGACGATACCCTGCAATGGACGACTGTAAACGGTGCACCGTCCGGCAGCACGATAACACTCACAGCCGCTCTTAACTCGTCCTACGGTGCCGATACCGATAACAACGTGTACACCTACACTACCCACGCGCAGCGCCCGTATGATGTAAAAGAAGCGCGACTATACCGCGACAACGGAACCGAAACCCCATTATACCTATGCACACGACAGGAATGGTTTGATCTCCCGAACAAGGAATATAATGGCACGCCTTCGATGGTATACTATGACCGTCAGCTTGATAAAGGTAAGCTGTACGTGTGGCCGCGCCCAAACAAGGTAAACGATTACATAAAATTCACATGCCGCTATCCCATCCAGGACATCGACGCTGCTGCTAACGACCCGGATTGGCCTCCTGAACTGTTCAGGGCAGTCAAGTTCAATCTTGCAATGGATTTATGTCATGAGTACGTAGGAGTTGACTTAAACAGATATTATGTCGTGAGAAAACGTGCAGATTATTTGTTTAATGACCTGATCTCAGCAGACACGGAATATGGCTCGTATTTTTTTGAGGCTGACAGATGAAACGTTTCAAAAACCAAATAGTTTTATTTCTAATCATTACATGCTTCGGGTTTGTATTTAATCTCACCATTACAAACCTTGATCATCTCCTGGCATCGTCTCAGCAAACATCGTCCACGACCGCAGCGTCGATGATAGAGGATATACGCTCATATCTAAACGACACTGATGCAAACGACGAGTACTGGACTGACGGAGAACTCTTGCAATGGTTAAACGACGGCATGGTGGACATCGCTGTCCGCACCCATTGTCTTGAAGCGACAGATACCATCGCCCTAACAACCGACACAATCGAGTACGTGATTGCATCATTTGACAACGCGCCGTGGTATTACGTCACGATAAAAGGGGTTCATTACATCGATTCAAACAGCAAGGCATACGCGCTTGTGAAGGGTTCCCCGATATCTGTCGGTCACAACACAGCGGTTACAGTTCCCACATACTGGTACGAGTGGGCGGGTTCGATCGGTGTGTATCCACCGCTATCTGACATTGACAACACAACCCCGGAAACCATTAAAGTGTATTACATTACACGCCCGACAGTGATTACGTCCACTGGAACTATCACAACACCCGCAATCTACGATAAAGCCCTAATGTATTTTGTAGTCGCACAAGCAAAACTAAAAGATCGTAAACCTGCCGAATTCGAGCATATCATGCAGCGATATTATCAGGAACTGAGTCAATATCGCATGGATCTAAACGAGTTCCCGCAACAGGTGATCGAATGAAAAAGCTGTTATTCATACTGCTTGTTATCATACCGATTTTAGCGCTTGCTCAAAAGCAGCCACAGGCCCCGCAACCGGCTCCCGACACACAGGACCAGTTTGCAGAGTTTACGTTCACAGGTGCATGGCTGCCAGATGTTGATCCTGTCCTGATCGGTGCGGAGAACTTTAAAACCCTTCAGAACATGCGTTATAACGATACCGGCGTTGAACAGGTTCTCGGGTACGACAACATAAACACGTCGATCATAAACGCTACAAACTATAAGATCAGATCAGGTGTACAATTCATAAACAGTTACACTGACACTTCATACGTGGTTGTTCAGGCTGAAAACGCCGGTGAAACCTCATCCAAACTATATTACAACACCACGGCAATCACATCCAAGGGCAACTTCGAATCAACAGCGTTGTTTAGTGACACTTCAGGTGCCGGTCTTGGCCGCTTTGCGGTTGTAAAGGATTCAATGATATACGCGAACGGGATTGACACCATCATATGGGGTGGCACCGAGATAAAACCAAGCGCAGTGTTTACAATTGCGAGCACAGATCCGACTGATTACCCAATTGATGTAACTGAAGACCTTATAAACGATCTTGAATCCGCAGCCAACGGTATCAGCAACACCGTAACATTCGATGTTACCAGCGGACGCAATGACTGGCTCGTCATGTCTTCCCGGCCACTCCAAGGCGTAAAGTATTACATAGCAACCGCTAATACAGTGGCGTCCACGATGTCGTGTCAATACTGGGACGGCAACCAGTTTCAAAATGTGTCCAGCCCGAGCGATGGGACCGACACCGGCCCGGCACTTGCACAGACCGGAACATTCAGTTTCACAGATACCACGGATCTTGCACGACCCCGTTATTTAAACGGCCTTTATCTGTACACGTACATGTTTACCCTAACAGCCGGGGCAGGTGGAGCAGCTCCTGTTATATACAAAATTTCAGTAGACGCTGATGAGCAACACATAAAAGACCTGTGGGACGGTGTTTACAGACAGCCCATTCAAGTCTTTGTGTACCGGGATTCTGCCAGTGCTGTGCCAAATTATACGTTATCCGCAAATCAGGAAAGTAACCAATATTCTCAATACTGGGTTGATATCGAACAAATGACAACCAGTGATGCATTGTTTATTGGGTTTGAAGATCGTATAACAGCGCTTGACATTAAAATGATTCCTGAAGCGCATCAGACCAATTCACTTTCTATAACAGTCAGTTATTGGGATGGTGACAGTTACGAAGCTGTTAGTTATTCAAGCGATAGTACATCCGCGTTTACAACAGATGGTATTATATCATGGCACACCCCTATGACCGGGGAAACAAACGTTGAAAAGATCCGTGAGGAGCGAGGTGTTGTCGGATACTTTTATAGAATCACGTTCTCGGGTACGACATCGGGCACATACGGTGATGCGACCGAAATGGAAACCGCAATCGACACCATCCGTGGTATCCCTGCACCTGTACCAATGGACGCTTTTCAGTTCGTAAGCACGTTCAAGAACCGTGTACTCCTGTGCAACAACCAGGCCACCCTGGAAGAAAACCGTGTGGATTTCAGCATGGCAAACGCGCCCGATGTCTGGAACGGAGCCGACACGTCAAACGGAGGATATCAGTCATTGTACTTTGGCGGCAGCGACGCGCTTCTTGCCGGCACGTTTTTATACAACCGGATGGGGTCAAACGTATACGAGTTCTGGGTAGGCTTAAAAGCAAACGAAACTTACTTGCTTACAGGCGACGCCCCTACGGACGAAGGCGGACTTGATCCGTTCACGATAAAGCTCGTATCGGCAAACACCGGCATTGCAGCGGTAAAAACACTTGCATCGGCAGAAGTCGGGTTTGAACTCGCCAAAGACGTTGAGCGCAATGTCCTGATGTGGTTAAGTTATGCAGGCCCTGTCATGTTTGACGGAGCTGTGATGTCACCGATTAAAGGTGTTGACGAATATTTTGATGATGACGGTGTTGATGATGTCAACATGGACTATATCTACAACTCTCTCGGATGGTATGATTCAAAGTTCAAAGAATACAACCTCATTGTACCGTACGGATCATCCCAACAAACTCCTAATCTCTGGATGGTGTATTCATTAAAGTACCGAAAATGGTACACGAAACATACGGGCGCAGCGGATTATCCGGCAAGTGCGTGGCCGGTAAAGGACTCCAACGGTGAGAAATACGTCTATGCCGGTATGGACGACGGCTACATGAACATACTGGAAAATGGTAATACCTGGGATGGTGATTACATCCAGTCAATTATCGAAACCGGAGATTTCTTTCCTGCAAAAACCGTGTGGCAGGAAACCGAGCTTAGAGAAATCAAGTTCTTTGCAAAGCGTATACCCGACGATCATAAGGTGCATGCGATCTGGTACAAAAACACCGAAGACCCGAGCAATATGACCGGGTTCTTTGCAAGATGGGACAGCGGAAAATTTCAGGATTCGAGTTCAGGCCGGTTTGCCCATAACGCATATGCCGCGTATCCGTTATACCAGAGTGATACCGCTAACAGAGTGCTGAGAACAACGTCAAAAGTAAAGGGTCTGCGTGGATGGGCGCATAGACTGAAGTTTATTTGCACGACATATGAGACAACCGGCGGGTTCCAACCGCTCGGGTTTGCAATAAAGTTTAAAACCATTAGAGAAGATGATTAATCCGATTCAATCGCGAGTAGTTTTTCTACTCATAACGTTATCACTTTTCCTTGTCATACCGGCTTCGGCAACAGTGTCACCGCACTTTATCGGGAGTTGCCTAACCGGTGGAACTGATGGTTGCCTTGACTCAATTGACGGTCAAGATCTGTGGGACGGATGGCTCGCCACGATCATAACAGCTTCTGATGTGTATTTTTATTCCCTTGACATTGATTCGGGAGCAGCGGAGTCCAGCCCGAACACGATTTCACCCGATACGAATGCTGGAGATAAACGCTGGATTTTACGGGCACAGACAGGTGGCACTGGTACGGGTGATATGCTTAAATCTGTTTACGATTCCGACGGTGACAACTATATCGACATTAATAACGGTGGGTTCGATGACGATTTTTCTTCCTCAACGGGTATCCCGGTCATAATTTCTGCTGCATGGACGATCCTTAACAACTCATCGGACAGCATATATTTCTGGGACAACACGGACTCTGAACCGCAGATGTTAACCCCGGATGCAGATGATTTTTCGATTGCATCTGATACCCTGTCATTAGTTGCACAGATTCCGCATACCGATGTTAACGAAACCATAACCGGCAAGTGGAATTTCACCACGATTCTTTCAGACTCTCTTACCATTAAAAATGCCGGGGATTCCGAAACCCTGGCGACATTCGTAAACAACGGTGCCGTTGCGCTTTATTACAACAACAACGATATCGTTACCACGGCTAACGAAGGCCCACTATTTGCAGAGGGCGGCGCAGGTTCAGGAGATCTATATTGGATCAGCAACAGTACACTGGTGCTTCGAAACCTTGTTAACAGCGGGGATATCAGGTTAGCCGCAAAGGATTCCGGTGGGAGCACACAGGTTATATTGACTGGTGATCCCGATGGCGAAACCGGGATTTATCATGATGGTTCAAAGAAGTTTGATACCGATAGTGACGGCACGACCACAACAGGACGATCAAAATCAACTCTTGGATGGGCAGATGCGGATGCATACGGTGGTTTAAATGCGGCTGTTACAGCTCTTGGTTCTACAGCGGTAACCCTTGTAATATCCTCTACACAAACTTTAACTGCAAGCATAGATCTTACGGATTCGGAAAGCATCCAACTTGTAATTGTTCCCGGTGGTTCAATTACTTTCGGGGCATACGATCTTACCATAGGCCACGACGACTCTGACGCTACGAACTGGTCAACGCTTTCAGCCGGGCCTTTTGAGTGGGTGAATTACAACAGCACAGGTCGCCTCAAGCTCGAAGAAGGTGCTTGTGAACACGCATTGGCTGAATGGTTCGGGGCAAATTCTCGCGACACAAACGGAGACAGCACCGCAATCCAGGCAGCAATTGAAGCGGCAGAATATGGTGTTAAGTCTGTAAAATTTTTGGCCGGTACATATTATCGTGATGATTCGGACCAAATCGTAATTACGGCGACAGGGTTTGAATTGTTCGGTGCAGGTCGGGAAAACACTATACTTTATTGTTCTGCACAGCCTACCGGAAACGGAGTGATAGAACTTTCAAGTAATGAGCCAAGTTCTTATCTGCACGATTTCACAATTGATTTTAACCAAACTGATACCGCAACCAAGGGAAGTCTCGCACTGACAAAACCTGCGATTTATGCGGATGCCGAACCACGAATCAAAATAAGTAGACTACGAATTCAACGAGCGTATGACGGCATAGATCTGTCAACCGGAAATTCTGGAGGTACAACCATTGACGATCTTGAAATGAGTGCTTTAAACGTTGGGATTTCCATTGACGGTGCTTTAGATACCATTAAAATAAACAAGTTTCATTTTTATCCGTTTGCTCTTACAGCAAACCAGCAATCCATATTTTATAGTGACACGACCGCTATCTTTGCCGATAGGGTGGATGGATTGATGATAAACGATTTCTTTGCGATCAACGAACCGTATGCTATTTTGTTTTCACAATTAGGTGGTGCAGCGTCAACTGTTACAAAAGCCATAATAAACAATGCGTGGCTGGATGGCAACACGATAAAAATAAGCATTCCCTTAACATATTTGATTTCAAATAGTCATTTTCACGTAAATAGCAGTGGGATCAATAGCATTTATGCTACTGAAGGAACTGTTTTGATTTCAAATTGCTACTTTGAGGCGCTTGGCTCGGACGACAGCGGATCGGCAGACACGGAAATTGTTCATTTCATTGAGTCAGGTTCGGATTATGACCGGTTCATATCCGTAAAAGGAAGCTGGTTTGATACACGGGATGTTGATGTAAAATCAATTTATCTTCAGGAAAGCGGGACAGCGATTATTAATGCCGAGATAATCGGGAATCATTTCAGGAGAACACCGGATAAAGGAATGTCTGTTACAACGATAGCTTGTTCTGGAAATGTGCGTGGTTCCATCTCAAACAATTTAGGTAGAGATCTTGGTTCAGGGACACCGAATACTTATAAGTTCATAGAACTTGATACAGACGATTACATCAGTATTGTCGGAAACATGGGAATTGGAGCTGCAATTACAGTAGCAGATACAGCGGCAGGTGCTTCAATTCGTTATTCATCAAACAACCCTGCTGCAAGTGAATAATGTAAGGACAACACAATGAGAAAACTAGTTGTTACGATTTCAATAATTTTCTTAATCTTCACGATCTGTTATGCAGACGACATTCCCGGCTTTTTTTGGGCAGCGAGTAGAACTGGAGGTGGCGAGGCTCTTGATGG